CTTCACCACCCGTACTCCCTACCGGGTAGGTATCGCTTGCACCCATGATAAATTTGCCCTCAATGCGCTCCCACGTCCCGCCGTAAAGTTCTGCCGGGCTGGTCGGGTTTTCGCTGATGTACAGGCTGCCCACGGGGTGGTCTCGCTCGACTACCGCCGCAAGGACTTGCTGATAGATAGCATAGGCATCAGGGCCAATGCCATTTTTGAGTTCTCCTAGTGCCATTGTTTCTCCTTTCGGTTATTCTACTCTGCGCCAGATGTACATTGAGTAGTAGGGAGGGATGTTGTTGTGAGGTAAGTTAGAGCCAAAAGACATCATAAATTGTCGAGCAGTGCCTTCCTCAGATACTCTATTGTTTGGCTGAAAAGCGTTCAATGCCATTTGGCCCATTGTAAATACGCCGTCCGTTCCATTCACAATGCCTTGACTGTTTCCATCTGATTGAAATTCAACGTTACCGGTTACATTTGGCAGTTCACTTTCAGTCAAAGTGTGCTTTTCTTCACCACCCGTACTCCCTACCGGGTAGGTATCGCTTGCACCCATGATAAATTTGCCCTCGATTCGCTCCCATGTGCCGCCGCCAAAAGTTACGGACGGGTTTTCAGGGCTGATGGTCTGATAGATACTGCCTACAGGATGTGCCGCAAGCAGGAAGTTGGAGTAGATTGAGCCGTCACCATAGAACTGGCCGCCATACTTGATGGGATACCACCGGGCGGAAATTTCCGCAGTCGGAATGTTGTGCGCACGGATACGGATAGCTCCGGTTCGAGTTTCGGGGTTTACAAGCATAGCTTTACCGGCTACGTCTGCGCTTGCAGGGTCGATGCTGACAGATACCACAGTCGTGGACGTAACATCTGCTGTTATGTCAATGTAATGCGGGTACTCTGCAACTTCTGTGTCTGTTTGCCACCCCGTAATTGGAATAAAAAGATCATGTGGATCGACGGAGTCTGCTTTGCCCTCATTCAGCGCCTTTGCCGCCCTCTGCGCGTTGTTGACTTGCCTCATCAGGTAATTGTATCCGTGCTGTTCATCCATGCCGACTTCTGCGCCGGTCGGGGCGACGGTCTGTTGGGATGTCCAATTTTCCGGGAGATCAGCGGGAAGAGGAATGTTTTTCAGGATATCATCCGCCATAAAGCAATGTTCCCTCCTTGAAGATAATGGTGTGTTTGAACTTTGTTCTGGTCGTGGTTTCGATGCTAACATCGTCCTGTGTGAGGGCGGCTCCGAACGCATCTTGTGCGGAGATGGCAGAGACTTTTGTGATCTTTTCCGATGGCAGAAGCTCATACTGCAGCGTGACTGCCGCACCGGAAAGGCTCTTTGCGAGGTTCGGAACGGTATACTCGCCGTTCAGCTGCACCATGTTGATGTGATCCGCCAGATACGAGGCAAGGCTTGCCAGAAGTAGCGGGGTCACAGATGCAGAAGCGGGCGTGGCGGCCGTCACCGGGACAAAATAATTTTGTCCCGGTGACGCGAAAGCATCCTTGCCCAAAAGCCAGCTGCCCAGAAGATAGTGATACCGGCTTCCGTTTGCCAGCACGGTGTCCGCCCCCTCCAGAATAGAGAGATTTACGTCCACGTCTGTTTTTTCGGTAATGCCGAAATAGCAGTCCGATGCGTACAGCGTTTCTCCCGCATCGTTCAGTATCTCGTAGTGCGTGACAGTCGGAATGTCCGCCATCGGCTCTACGGACGCTTCCAGCTTCAGATTATTGCCTGAGATTATCAACGTTTCAGAACCCACCTGCAGTGTCGCAGATGCAATGACGCTTTTCAGCGGTTTCACGGTCGCCGCGCGGTTGAGCCGTGCCGTCGTGGAAAGCTCTGCCGCCCTGTGGGCAACGCCCAGAAGAAGTGTCCGCGTCAGTGTCGGTGATGCAGCAGCCTTTGCGGTCGTCCATCCTCCGAACTCGGCAAACGGCTTTTTCCCAAGGGCCCAGCCGCCCAGACGATATTGATAATCGTATTTCTGCACATCGACCTGCTCTGTGATCAAGATCCCGGTCTTGAGGTACGGCATACTGATAAAGACGATGTGTGCAGGCTTGATTTGGTTGATCAGGTGCGTCACCTCGTCGTAGTACGACTGATTCTTTGCGCTCGTCGCAAGCCTCAGCTCGTAGAGCGGGTATGTGATGGAGCACGTCCATGCACCCGCGCCAATCAGCTCATCCAGCTTCTGATACAGAAACCCCAGTGTGTAGGGCGGGCGGGTCGCAATGCGGGTCATTACACGCTGCCTGCGAAACTGCAAAGATTCCTTTTCCGGGACAGCCACGATGTGAAACACTTTTTCCCACTGTGCAACGGAATCCTCGTCCATGGTCTGGAAAAAGAAGTTGCTTTGGACCCCTTCCACGGAACCGGCCAGCAGGTCAAACTCCGCTTTTTCAGCAGTGCAGATCTGCTGATAGTCCTGCACTTCCCGGTAGATGGGCGGCAGCAGCGGCAGCAGGTCGTGCGAAAGATCAAGCTTCATGCAGTGTCACCGTCCCAACCACAGGAACCTGCTGCTGTGCGCCGGTTTCTGTCAGAATCAAATCGTCCGCTGCTCCGTTCAGCTGGACGTTTGTCACGTTTACCACGCCCTCTGCCGTGATGATGGCCGCAGATACGCGGGCCGTGTAGACGTTGGCGCTATACTCAATGCCGGTCTTGCTGATATTGGTCTCCCAGCTTTTCCGCACATTGAGCAGATATGCCTCCAGCGCCTCCCGTACCGCGGTGCGAACTGTATCCAGCGTGTAGCTGGGCAGGAGTGTCACCGATGCGGTGACCGAAACTTCCAGCTTCTCCGGGGCCGTGATCGTTACCTTTGCACCGATGGGCGCAAGACCGAGCCCCTGCCCGGAGTACGGCACCGGGTCGATGGTATTCTGAATGGTCTGCACAAGGTCGGTGGATGCAGGCAGCCAGTCCGCACCCAGAACGGAGCAGAGCACCGTGCCGCCGCCTCTCCATGTCGGGTACACCTGCACAGCGCCCACACCGTCCAGCTTTTTGATCTCCTCCACGTACTGCGCCACATTGCCGCCAAAGGAGCGGCTGTTCAGCGACGCCTCGATGCGGGCGCGGAATTCGTCATCGGTCTCGGTCTCGTCTCCGGGTGTCAGGATATCCGAGATCCGGGCAGAGGTCAGGCCTTGAATGGTGTCGATGGGTAGGATAGGGCCGGTGTAGTCGTTGCCGATGGTGCCGGGCGTTTCGGCCAGAAGGCGGTAGGTGTGCCCGGAACCCAGAGCGGACAACGCAATAAAGTTGATACTGTCCGCGCCGTTGATGGTAGAAAACCGGCTGCCCAGCGGGATATCAATATTGAACTCGCCTTTTCGCACCGCCGCCGTGGCCTGCTTGCGGGTAACGCTGGCAATGGGGGCCAGCAGATCCAGCGCACGGCCAGTGGCTGTCTGAAAAAACGCCTGCCGCTGCACCATGTTCAGGGAAAGGAAGAACCCCTCAAAGACATAGGCGGCGGGAGAAAGAGCTGTGGGGATGGGGCTTGTGTCCCGCTTGTCGTAGTCGTCCGGGATCTGAGACAGCATATAGTCCAGAATCGCCCGGTACTGTGCGGTAGAAAAATCGATCATACTGCGGTGTTCACCTCCGTGCTTGCCTGCATTTCGCCGTAGATCGTGGAGACAGTAAAGGACGCTGTCAGGGCCTGTCCCTGCACCGTGTAAGAGAAGTCCTTCACGCCGGTCACCCGGTCGTCCACGGTCAGGGCCTCTTCCAGGCGGCGCTGCAATTCTGCCGCCACATAGCCCGGGTCCTGCCCCAGCAGCCCCTCCCACTCCATGCCGCTGTAAGAGCGGAAGATCTGCCAGCGATAACGTTCCACGTTCAGAATGATGGTCACGGCCTGTTTTACGGCCTCGTACCCATCGCATTCCCCGACGATGCGGCCAGATATCTGGTCAATGAACCAGGTTCTGGACGGCTGAGAAACGTACTCCACGCCGCCGGAAAGGTCGATGGACGCGCCTGTGGGAAGCGTAGCCATTACGATTCACCTCCGTATACTCGGGAAAGCACAATGAATTTCTGGCCGCTCTGAACACGAAGGAGAAGCACTTTGTCCCCGGCTTTCAGGGCCGGGTTCAGGATGATGTACTTTTTGTCCTTGCTCAAAGGCAGCGCAGCGCCGTTTTCCCAGCCCACAAAATTTTCTGCCTGCACCTTTGCATCAAATCCATCCGGCAGGGCCGACCACTCCGTGAAGTAGGGCGGTGACGTGAATGCGTCCTCGCTGGGGCCGGATGGCGTTGTGTGCTTGTGTTGCAGGATCTTGATCTCGTGCCGGTGGCGCAGGATGGGAATTTTCTTTTCAATAACAGGCTCTGCCAGGTAAAGCACGGCCTGCTTCAGCGGGGCCATTGCTTCACTGATCTGGATCTCCAGCTCATCATCGTCCGGCGGGGCCTTTGTTACCGTGCCGATCTGCAGGTCTGTGGGCTGCCCAGCATCGTTGGCCTGCCGGTAGATCTCCTGCAATACTGCCAGTAAATCCACTCTTCTCCCTCCTTACAGTGCTTTTGCTTCCAGTTCCATGGTGTGCTCGTCATTTTTGAAGGTGTGCTCCACCTTTTCCAGCATGACATACTGTTTGAACGGTTCGCCGTCCAGGTCGGACAGGTTCACCAGAATCAGCGCCCCGGCCCGCAGTCCCGGCACGCCCAAAGAAGAGAGCTTGAGCTGCTGCAATACCCTGTTGTAATACTCCAGGCTCACTTTCGCCTGTTCCTTTACCTGAGCGTCGTTGGCGGCCTCGTCCACGGTCTGGTACAGCTGCAAAAGGCCCCACTTCCCGATGTGATCCGAATCCTTCATCACAAAAACATCCGCCTTTCCCGTCTCCTGATTGGGCCGGGCCAGCTTGATGCTGTTGTAGGTCTGGGTGTCGATGGAGGAATCGAAGGTGTAATTCGTCATCAGGCTGTAATCTCCGATGACAATATCGGTCTTCAGGTCGTTGGCTTCTTTCAGGGCCAGTCCTTCGCCGGAATCGTAGAACACGTAGACCTTGCCGGTGTTGAGCAGGGTCTTCTGCAAGGCAGTGTTGATGATGTCGATGCAGCTTTTGTCCTGCATGATGAGGGAAGGGAGCTTATAGCCGGTGTCCGCCAGCTCCCCCACGTCCAGCTCAAAGTCCTCTGCGATCTGCCGAATGATATCCCCGGCACTCTGGCCGTAGAAGGAGTAGCTGGCATTGGCCTTGAGATACCGGATGCGGTCATAGCAGACCACGTCTACAGGCCCCCAGCGGTCAAAGCCCCGGGTAAACACCCAGCCGTAAAACTGAAGCTGGCCATTCGCAGAAAAGCGGATCACGTCTCCCTCTTCCAGCTTGGATTCCGGGGTGCGAAGATAGGTAAAGGTCAGTTTGCCCGGCTGACCGGTGCGCTGGGTAGACCAGACCACCTGCGTGGTGCTGTTCGTCAGGTTCAGGGTGTTTCCGGTGGCTTTCTGAGCGGCCAAAAGCTCATAGGTCATCCTTCCACCTCCTGCAGGCTGTTCTCCGGCATCCATCCCAGCACATTGCCGCCGGTGTCTGCCACGCAGACGGGGCAGGGCCTGGCGCGGTCGATGATGCGCCGCACCACAACGATCTGTCCATGGATGCTGGTCAGAACTTCCTCCCCGCTGCCGGTGCCGTAGACTTTCCCGGTGGCTTTCCGTCTGGCCCCCACAACAAGCTTGTCTGAGGGGGTGCTCCTGGTGGGGGTCAGGGAGAGCTTTACAGCGCCTGCGGCATCCACCGCAGTGTTTACCGCCGTAGCTGCTGAAACAGCCCGTGCGGCCACGCTGGCCACATCAGAGACGATACTGGCCGGGGAAAAGGTTCCGGTCTGGCCAGCACCCTGCACAACAGCCCTCTGTGGGGAGTAGTCTTTGTACTCGGTCAGGCTCAGGTCAAAGTAGAAATCCCCCGTCTCCGCGCCGCGCTCCTCTGCCTTGAAGCTGGTAACAAGGCACCGAAAGCCCAGACTCGGCCCCAGAAACGGAACACCGTTCTCATAGAACCGGACGGGCGTGTAGACGATGGGGGACTTTTTTTTCATGGCGGTGGTAAAGAACGCCATATAAACCGCCGGGGGCAGATGAATGCCGGTCTGGCCCGGCAGCCGCCGCCCAGGCAGCAGGCCCGAAATGGACACGGTGCGCAGGTTCGGCGTGCGTGGCTGCATGATGGGGCCAAGGCCCAGCACGTTATAAGTTCCGTTGTCGGCAGAAAGGGTCTCCGGCAGCTTTTCCGGGTTGATGGGCAGGGCAATCACCGTTGCGCCGCTGGAAAAATACAGCTTATACAGGGACATCTCTTTCTCCTTACTGCACGGTGACGGTGCTGCCTGCGTTCATCAGATCCACCAGAACGTCCCGCAGGGTGTCTGCCAGATTTCGGGCATCCTTTTCGGTGTTGCCGGTGTTCTGCCCCTGCACGGTAATCATGGGGGTCTGGCTTGTCAGGTTGACGTTGTTGACGTACTTGCGTTCAGCCACATCCACCAGCATCTTGATCTGCTCATCGGACAGGTCAACGGTTTTTGCGATCTTGCCGGTGTTCTTGTCGATGTTGCCCAGCAACTCATTGGCGCTTGTAGCTTGCGGAATTTCCAAATTTCCCGTTCCTGTGCTTCCAAACATGCTGGAAGCATCCAGATTTGAGCCCCACTTATATCCGCTTGCATAAGCGGAATCGAGGTCTTTTGCTGTCCACGGTTTGACGACTTCCTTGTAGTCGTTTGTCCAGACTTCCCACTTGCGGGCGTTTTGAAACTGCGAAATCGTGTTATCTGCACGGGTCACCCAATCAACATCAACGCCCGGCAGAAGGTTTACCACGCCTTGTGCGGCCTGAAGAATGCCTCTCAATGCATTCATCACATTGATACACAGGTCATAGAACGCAATCTTAATCGTTGCAATCGGGTTGTTGAACACATTCGCCAGAAAGTTTGCGACTGCCGCAAATGCATTTTGCATCGGGAGAAGGACGGAGTTGAAAATAAACGCTCCAGCTTCTGCCAAGGAACCGGCGACTATTCCTGCCGCTGCCCTTGCGCTTCCAGCATATCGAACGAATGCGCTTGCAAGGCCCAAAATAACAGGAGCAAGAAGCGCAGCAATTCCAAGCGGAACCGCAAATGCGGCAAGTGTTGCAATTTTACTTGCATTTGCCGCAATTGTAACAACGCCAAGTGCCGCTGCAAAAGCCAGCGCCGCCGGGGCGACGCTCTCCATATTATTGGCCACCCAGTTGATGGCCGTCAGCAGCGGGTCAAGCGCCCGGACGGCGGTGTTGCTTGCCACCGTCCAGACCTGCGCCCAGGTCATCGGGGTCTTTTCAAACTCTTTGTTGGTGTCCTCGGCTGACGCAAACAGGGCGTTTTTCACAATGTCAGCAGTGATCTGCCCCTGAGAGCCCATCTCGCGCAGCTCGCCCACGCTGACTTGCATATAGTCTGCAATGGACTTTGCGAGGGCAGGAGCCTGCTCCATCACGCTGTTCAGCTCATCGCCGCGCAGAACGCCGGATGCAAGGCCCTGTTCCAGCTGGAGGATCGCGGCCTGCGCAGACGAACCGGACGCACCGGAAAGGGCAAGCTGCTTGTTCAGCTGCTCTGCGAACTGGACGATCTCTTTGGAACTGCTGAACGCATCACCGGCCATTGTGCCCAGCTGTGAGACCAGCCCCATGGTATCGGTGAAGCTGCCCCTGGAACGCTGGGCCGACTGGTAGATCATCGTTTCCAGCTCCTGCGTGGTCTGCAGGCCGTCGTTCATCCGGTCAAGCCGTGCACGCATGGAGACCAAGCTGTCAGACAGATCAACGGCCTTTTTCAAGCCCTGAATGCTCGCATAAGAGGCCACCAGCCGGAGAACGGACGAGGTCAGGGAGTTTGTGACGCTTTGCGCCATGGTTTCCTGCTCCTGCAGCCGCTTTGTAGCTGCCGCCGCCTCATTTTTGGCCGCTGCCGTTACACTGGCGGCGTTTTCAGCTGCTTTCATGGATTGGGTCAGGGTCTGCTGCTGCGCTTCCAGCCCTCGGATGGTTGCTCCCAGCTTCTCGGTCTGGGCATCCAGCTTTTTGAACGCTTCTGTGTTCTGCTGCCCAGCGGCTACCATTTCTTCCTGCTGTGCCACATACGATTCAAACTTCGCATTTGCGGAGATCAGCTGTCGGGAAACGCTGTTCAAAACAGACTGATAGTTCCGGGCCGCTGCCTGTGCCGTTGTGGTAGAGCTGGATGCTCTCTGCGCAGCCTGAATGTATGCACCAAAAGAAGAGGAAAACTGATCCTGAAGGACAAGCGTTTCTTGAATCTTAGCCATTTCGTCCCGCCTCCTTCATTCGCTGGGTCTCTTCTCTGCGCTTCTCCATGGAGCGCAAAGCAAATGCCCTCACCAGCGCTTTTTCACGCACCGGCAGGGCATCGTACTTGCCCGGGGGCCAGCTGAGGTTAACGAAGCAATAGTAAGCCACCAGCACGTCGATATCCCAGCTGCCCCCGGAGATCAGTTTTTTGCCTCTTCGTCCAGACTCTTGTCAAAGCCGGAGAGCTTGCTCACGGCATCGATCAGGCGGCCAAACTCACCGGCCAGAAGCATCTTGCCGGGAACCTGAACCGGGTCTTTGGTGCCGTAGGCCTCACACAGCTCCGCGCTGCGGAAATCCGGGAAAACGGTAGCTTCCACGATGGTGCGGGCACTCAGCTCGTTGGCATCAATGGAATCCTGCCACTGGCCGTCCACCTTTTTCTGCTTGGTGGCCGCTTTGATGATGGCGGCGTTCTCCTCCTGGGTCAGGGAGCGGATCTTGAACGGGGTCGGTTTGCCGTCCTCGCCCAGAAAACGCTTGGAGATGATGACTTCCTTTTCCTCGCGGGTCACAGCGGGATGCAGAAATGCAGAAAGTGCGCTCATAAAAAATACCTCCTAAAATCAGTTGCTGCCCAGGTTGGTGGGGTCGTTGAACGCTTCCAGACGCTTGACGCTGGTATAGCTGAAATTGAAATCGTAGTTCAGCATGGCTTCCTCGTCATCCAGAATGGACAGCGGGATATCACCGGTCAGCACACAGCCATAGTAGCCCATTACCTGCGCGCCCACGCTGGACGTGGGGTCCTGGTTGGTGATGGTGATGTCAAACAGATCCTGCACGCCGTTTTCGATGTAGTTCAGCACCATATCGGTGAAAAGATTGGAGCCGTTGGAGCCGAAATAGACGTTTCCGGTACCGGTCTGGGTGACACCGTTGGCCTTTTTCTGCACCTTTCGGGTGCCGATGGTCTTCATGTCCGAAGTCTGAATGCCTGCAATGGTCTTGATGTTCCGCATACCTGCGGCTTCCAGAATGCGGCCGTTCCGGGTAATGGTGATTTTGCCCTCTGCACCGTTCAGGGTGTCCTGGGCCATCAAATAACTCATCTTTGTTCCTCCTTACGCCACATCCAGAGTGATATAGATTTTGTTGGTGCTGCCCACGGCCTCGATGGCCAGAGTGATGAGCACGGCATCCTTTGCCTCGCCCGCTTCCACAATGACATCGGTCTCGCCGTCAAAGTTCTGGATGCCGCCGGATGCCTGGATCTGATTCAGATATTTGACGATGGCGCTCTTGTACTGGCGGCGGCCATCCTCGGTGTTGTCCACAATGCCAACATAGCTCTGGGCAAACTGCTTGTACAGGTCGTTTGCAATGGTGTTGCACAGCCGCATGGTGCGGTTGTAGCGGTACACCTCGCCGATCTCGCTGGTATAGGTCACCAGAGAGTTGATGTCATACTCCACCCGGACGGTGCCGTCATCGGCGTTGAAAACAAACTTTCCCGCATTGATGGCATCCACATACTGGTTGTGGGTCATCTTGGGAGCAATGTCCACCGCATTGGGAACGGAGGCATTCGTCAGGTCGTTGGCGTAGGTCGCGCCGGAAAGCGCACCGCCGACCCACCAGACTGCCTCTTTCGGGGTCAGGGTGGTGCCATCGTTCATTACCAGACCGCCGCACACGTTAACGATAAAGCGGGTATCAGGGTTGGTGGCATTGGCTTCCACCAGCTGAGAGAAGCGGCCCACTTCGGTGTTCACGCGCTTGATAAAGGTCTCCATCGCGGTCTTTACGGTGGCATCCTCGCCGTCGTACAGCATGGAATCAAAGTTGTAGGGCTCAATGTTCGTCAGGTAGGTGCTGTATGTGGCAGAGTTCACCTCGCCGTCCTTGCCGCCGGAAAGCTGGGTGCCGACATTTGCGGCCAGAGTGCCTGTGCCGCTGAAATCCACCCAGCCATTGCCGGTCAGGTCTGCAACGGTCTTGCCAGTCTGCTGATCTTTCACCACACCGTCAACGACCGTGGAGACCTGGAAACTGCCCGCAGGTTCCGTCAGTGCGGTGACGATCACCACGATGTCGTTGCCTCGGGAGCCGGGGTATTTTGCGGTAGCCGTCAGCGGGGCGATCGTGCCGGTGGCCTTTGCGCTGTCCGCAGCGGCCGGGCGGTAAAGCAGCAGCTTGGTGGGTGCTGCGGTGCGGTTGGAGCCGCTGAAGATCATGGATGCAAAGCGATTGTGGGCATCGGTGATGTCGTAACCGGTGTAGGGGGTCAGGTCTTCCCCGGCGGCGATCTCCATCACCTTGCCGACGGGCCCCCAGCTCATGGGTTCGCAGATCGTCACCTTGCCGCGGTCGCCAATGGTCAGATTCTGCTGGCTCTTGGAGCGAAATTTGAAGTAAATGCCGGGCCGCACCTTGTTCTGTACAGTCCAGGTTCCGCCTGCTGCCATAGGTGTCACTCCTTCCAAAATTCTTTCACAGCGGCCTCAGCCTCTGCGAGGGTGTAAAACGGTTTGTGTAAAACAACAGCCAGAAAATCCGGCTGATACCCCGCAAAACGCGGGTCTTTCAGCAGCACTTCCCGGCTGTATTGGGTATTATCCTGTTTCATTGGTCTACCTTCTGGTTTACGGTCTGGGTCTGCATTTTCACTGCGTCCACGGGCTTTTCCACAAAGACACGCAGCTCAAGCTTGTAATGCAGGCCGTCATCGTCGATATCCGCGCTGCGCTCGTAGGTATGCAGGAGCTTTTCCGCTTCTGTTCCATCGGAATAAGGGAATGTTTCCATGCAGAAATCGAGCGCCTCAGCGGCTTTGTTGTACTGCTGGCGCAGGTCTGTGAGGTTATAGTCCAGCAGATAGGTCAGGTCGAGCCGGATGGTACGCAGCCAGCGCCCGCCTGGGTAAGGCTTGATGTCGCTACCCCGCTGCTGGATGAACATGCAGGGCGGTTCCACGCCTTGCTGGGCAGGGTCTTCCAGCATCTGCACACCGGGCAGGATGGGGGCCAGATACTCCGCAAGAGACCGGGCCAGCGTTGTAATGGTAAAGTTCATTTCAGCATCTCTCCCAGCTTGTTCACGGCTTTTTCTGTCTCTATCTTCACGGTGCGCTTATAGGCTTCAATGCCCGCATCGGACATGTGCAGGCCCTCAACGTAGGTCGTTTTTGTGCCCACCATCATGCCAACCTCGCCCCGGCGGCCCGGGTCGTATTCCAGCATTCCGGTATAGGGGTTTGCGTACAGACCCGGCACGAAGTGCTTGTCCATCCGGTGGCCATCGTTGACGTAGGAGGCGTATTCCTTGTTGTTGTTCAGCTCAGTGACGATCTCTCCGCCCTGCCTTTCGGGTTCTGTTCGACTGTCAGTCGCCCAGTGCTGTTTCAGCTCTCCGGTGCGGGTGTTGGTGCCGCTCAGGCTGTCCGCTGTGGGCGGGGTCTTATCCTGCGCCGCTTCCACGGCCCGGAGGGTGGCATTGCGGGCAGCGTCTGCGAGCATTTCGGGCAAAGCGGCCTGCGCCGCTTCCAGCTTTTTGATGTACTCTTGCAGGTTCATTTCACACGCTCCTGGCTGAGAAGGACGACCTCCTGGTGGGCCAGCCCGGGAAGCACGGCCCCGAAGGGCTCATAGTACAGGTCAGGATCCCCGGCGAAGTACCGGGTCTCCTGCACGGCGTGCCCCAGCCGTGCCCCCCTGTGGATCACTAGCTCATCGCCGGGCTTGATATCCACATCAATGTCACAGGCCAGCTTGTCCGTTTTTTGGACATTGGCTGCGGTCTGGGTCATGGTGAGGGGCTTGTCCTGGCTGCGGTACACCCTGCATGGAACGCCGGAGCGGACGACCTTCCGTTCCTTGCGGGTCAGATTTCCGTCCTTCACGGTTTCCGTGCGCCTGATCTCCATCAGGTCGGTATACCAGTCATTCCAGTTCATGGGTGCACCTCACATTACGAGAGTTCCGGCCGCACCGATAAAGCGGGCACGGTTTGCCAGCATCTGACCGTAGGTGGTGGCGTTCAGGTCGCCCCAGTCCGCCGTTCCTGCGGTCAATGCGCTGGTATCGTATGTCACGGAGCTGTCGCCCAGCGTTGCCGACTTCACCACGCCCACCAGTGCGCCGGACGCTGCTGCCTGTGCCGGGGTGGAAGAGTTCTCCGCATAGGTGCGCAGCTGCAAAGTAACGTAATGGGCCACATAAAGCCCCACGGCGTAGTGCCAGCTGTCCAGCCATTTATCAGGCTGAATGCTGACGTTGGCCATTTTTACGATCTCTTCCAGCAGCGCGTCCGGCAGGTGGCATTTCCCGGCGGCATCACAGAACTGCGGGTATTCCGCCTTGAACTGCTCCGGGGTGTAATCGCCCACGCTCTGCCCCAGATTTGCGGCCTGCGCAAGAACGCCCTGAAACTGCGGTTTCATCGTCCAGCACATGGGCATCCTCCTCAGTCTTCCTGCGGTTCGGCAGGCTTGTCCCAGTCCGCAGTCTTTTTCTTGCGGACGGGCTTGTCTGCGGCATCCTGCACGGCCTTGTCGCTGCGGCTCGTGGGTACGATGTCACCATCGGCCACCAGCGCCTTGAAGTAGGCCGTCTCTGCCGCCCAGCCCGGTACTTCGACCAGCTGCTCCCGGTGGAGCGGGAAGGTCTGAGAGCCGTCTGCGCTGGGCAGGATGATGTTTGCTTTGGAAAGCACAAAAGCCATTTCTGCCACCTCCTGATCAGATGCCGTCCACGTACAGCATGGAGGTCTGATACATGAGCTGCACCTCGGATGCGTTTGCCATATAGGCGGTGTCGTAGCAGACATTGGTGACATTGGGAGCGCTCATCACGCGGGACAGGGGCACCAGCTCGTCCGCCTTGACAAAGCGGCGGTTGTTGACGTACACCACCATGCGGTCACCGTTGGAAGCACCAGCGCCCTTGACCCAGCGGGTGGGAACGATCTCCAGATCCACGCCGTGGTTTGCGGCCACGTTGTGCTTTTTCAGGAAGTCGTAGATGGTCTCAGTGCCCAGGTCACTCACCATGGTGGTGGTGATGTAGCTGTACTGCTCATAGGGGATCAGGATGTGGTTGGGAATGCCTGCCTCGTCGTACTCGTTGGCAGCCCACACGGCAGTGATGGCGTTGTTGATGTCCGTCAGGATCTGCTTGGGGGTCTTGTCCGCCCACTTGGTGGAAGAAGCCGTGCCGGAAGTTGCGGCAGTGGTCTTGGTGACATCGGGATTGTTGACAAGGCCGGTGGTGGCGTACTCGTCGAAACCGATGTAGGTGTTCTGATCCATGTGCTTGTCATAAGCCAGCCGGATGCCGTCCTGCAGCATCTGGTCAAGGCTGCGGCCAATGAAGTTTGCGCGCTGCATATCCACGAACATCACACGCAGAGCGGCGGCAAAGACATGGGCTTTGAATGCGCCCTTGCTCACGCTGGCCTGCACCACAGGGATGCCGTTAGAACCGCCGCCATTGACGGCAGAAGCGCCGGAGCCGCCTGCCATACCGTAGGCCACGGACATGGCAGAGACGTAATCCACCCAGCCGCCGCCTACCTCGATGGGGATATCACGGGGATAGGTGACGCTGGTGAGGGGCTTGCGGATCAGCGGATCACGCTTTTCCAGCTCGCTGGTGAGGAACGCATTGCCGCTCTGGATGGCAGCCGCGTCGATGGTGGGAGTGCCGCCGGGCAGCGCAGCACCGGCGTTGTTTACGGTGAAAGTACCGGCATTGGTGGTGCCGACGTTCTGGAAGTTTGCCATAGTCTAAGCCCTCCTATCAGGCGTTTGCACGGGTGAGGATGACCAGCTCGGCCACGCCGTTGGCATCAGCCGCGCCGCCCCACTGGCAGTTAGTGAGTTTGACGGAGTTCCCGGCGGTCTTGTCGTCCGCTTCCGCCTCGAAGCCGCCTACCAGTGCGGTGGCGTAGTCTGCGGTCTTGGTAATGCGGACGTAAACGTCACCGCCCAGGGCCGGGGTACCGCGCTGGCACAGCACGTTGATGCTGCCGCGCTGGAACACGCTGCAGGCCTCGCCGGGGGCGTATTTGCCGCCGTTCTGGTCAGGATAGACCAGGGCGCTCTTGACCTCGCTGCCCGCAATGCCCGCGAACTGTGCAGCGGTAGTGCCGGTGCCGCCCATCACCACGACTTTGCCGCCGTCGTACTTCAGGGCGGTGCCAAAGGGGATGTTCTCGGTGCCGCCAACGGGGCGGGTGTTGACGATCATATCCGGCTGACGGGCATAAGTGCCAGCAAAGCCGTGGGGCATGGTCTTGCCGATAATCTGAGTGTTCAGGGACATAATTTAGCCCTCCTTCTTCATGTGGGGATTGCGGTCGTTGTAAGCGGACTGGGAAGCCTGACACAGCTGCTCATACCGGTTCTTACCGGATGCGCTGGCGGCAGCGGCGGCGCTGTCCTGCGCAGCCTTTGCGATGGCATCCACAGAGCTGGTACCCTTGACCTGCTCGATCAGGGTCTTGGACAGGGCATCACGGGTGGCCTTGTCCTGAATGCCGTTGATGATGGGGCGCATGGCTTTCAGCAGAGCCAGACCGCTGTCATTGGCGGCAGGCTTTGCGCACTCGTCCTCAGCGGCGGAAACGGTGGTGGAACCGCTTTCGTCCTCGTCCTTTTCCTTCTTGTCAGACTTTTCGCCGGACATTTCAGCGATCACCTTGTCCAGGTCTTCCGGCTCTTTGTCCTCTGCCTTCTTGGTGTTGGCAGCGATCAGCTGATCCAGCTTTCCGGAAAGGTTGTTCAGTGCGTCCAGAACCGCGGTGTTCTGGGTGTCAGTGGGATCTGTGTCTTTAGCGGGGTCTGCATCCTGCGCCGGAACGGCGGGTGCTGCATCCAGCGCTGCGGCAGCGGTCTCCACAATGCTGTCAAGCTCTTCGGGGGCCGCGTTCTTTGCCGCCAGACCGAACAGAGACAGCAAACTCTCGCTCTTGCTCATGTGTTTTACCTTGCCTTTCTCCGCCGGAAGTTCGGCGGCGCTATCTTTTATTGCGACATCACGGCCAGCGCGCCCACGGGGCACGATGGCGATGTGATTTCCTCTGATATGGGTCTGCCGGTATCCTGCACCGTCTGCCTCGTACTGGCAGTAATAGCCACAGGACACATCCCGCATGGCCCCGTTCTTGACCTCGGAGATCAGTGTGGGGTCTTTCAGGTACAGGTCAGCCACCAGATAATCACCCACTCGGCGAACATTCTCTGCGTGGCCTTTGGAGTAGGCGGCCTGATTTTCCTGCACGATCATCTCCGAGGGGTGGGTGTTGGTGACATCTTTGCCCTCAAAACTGGCAATTGCAGCCGGGTCAAACACGTCCTCGGCGCTTCGTGTCACCTGAAGAACACGCTCCGGCATCCCGTCCAGCCCGATCTCCCGGGCCAGATAGTTCTGCGTGCCGGTACGGGCTATTTTGACATCGTGGCAAATCAAAAAGCCCTCTGGCGTTTCCGTCATGTGAGGGCTCAGTTTGCTTCCATAGTACGCAATCAATCGGCATCACCTCCGCTTCTGTATGCGTTCATCCATTTGTGATATTTTTCGTCATCTGCCAGCTTGTGCCGCTGGAAGGTTTCAAAGGTCTTTGGCACCTTGTCACCCAGAGCCGTGCGGTAATTTTCCCACTGGCGGTAGTCCCGCAGCCAGCGGTTGCGTCCCTGCTCTTTTTTGCGGTAGGCCTCGATCTGCGCCTTGGTGCGCGGGTCCCGGCTGTAGGGGTTCGTTCTAGGGTCAGAAAAGCGCCTGATCCGTTCCAGCTCTTCCTCCGTCCGCCCGGCGGGTGTCCAGGGACGGAGAGCGTGCAGGCAGTTCGGATGGATGTTCAGCCAGCTGTTCGTCAGGTCATCCGGCCCTGCAGGGTCTACTTTTCCGAAGGCATCCGAAAGCGGCGGGAAATGCGGGTCTTTTCCGCTCTTGCTGTATACCCGGCCCTCATAGGGGGCGCAGAGGGCGCAGGTAGTGCCGTGGGAGCTGATCTGATACAAGTCGTGCCCCTCGTCCTGCGTCACCACAGACAGGATCTCTGCCTGCCGGGATGTGGTGCGGGAAACCATCGTTGCATAGGTGTGCAGGCTCCAATTCCGCCCTGCCTTGTCCGTGAATGCCGTCACGCCATCCCGGCGCAGAGCATCCACAAAGGCGGAAACGCTCTGGTTCACACCCCTTCCCACAGCCTGCTGCGCTGCCACCTGCTCAAGACCGACCCGCCGGTAAACGTCCGGCTCAGTCCGGCCCAACAGAGCACTTTGCAGGGTGGATAAAACCATCATGTTCCCGTCCACCAACTGCCCCATGAGGTTCATCGTGAGCTTCTGCACAATATCCGTCTGGGTGCTGGTAAGGCTCTGGGCGTTGGTGTAGCCGCGCAGGTGCTTTTCCACGGTCTCGCCGGAAATCGCCCTGGCCTCCGGATGATGGACGTAAAACTGTGCCTCGACCATGCGGGGCACATACTCCCATTCATCCGTTTCCAGCTTTCGGAGAATTTCCTGCACCCGTTCCAGTGCGGCCACGGCGTGATAGTCCACAAGCCCCCGGCTGCGCAGGCGCCCGATCTCGTTGATGATATCGGTCTCAGCCTTGAGATAAAGCCGGATCAGGCGTTGCAGCTCCCGCTCAGGGGATGCACGGGCAAGAGTAGGCATATTTTACTCGCCCTCCTCAGTATCTTCCCTCGTATTCCCGCTCATAAGCCCCGCCAGCGGGTCGCGCAGGGCGGTCACGTCCTGATAGGTCTGGCCCTGCTTTGCGGCAATCAGCTCGTCTGTCAGGGAGCCGAACAGTCCGGTCTCGTCCTCCAGTTTCTTGAGCTCACGCATTGCCACGTCTGCATCCAGAAGCCCGGCCTGAAACGCCGCGATAATGACATCGGTCTTTTCCTTGGCGATCGTGGCCGTCTCGCTGGCGGTGGGTGTCCATAGGGGTGGGAACGTTATGTCAAGGTCGATCTGCTCAATGCCTGCGCTGCGGGCTACCACCGGAAGCAGCTTGTCCAGAATGGGCCGCAGCTTGCTTTCCCGCAGGGTGTCCACGTAGTCGTAGTAGTTTTTCAGGTCGCTTTCTCCGGTGGCGTTCATGCCCGCCGGGGAACGGCCAAACAGCTTGGTCATGGGGTAGTGGGACGCGCCGCACAGGTTCAGGCACATGCTCTCGTACACGTCAGACAGGCCCGTAAAGGTGTACTGGGTGTTGCTGATCTTGTTTCCCTGCTCCACCAGCTGCATTCCGAAATTGGAACGCAGGACTTTTTGGGCCTGCATGGTGTTCCAGAAACGCCGCTGCACATCCGGGCTGGACATGGAGAGCAGCTGCTCCAGGCCCTTTACCTCCATGGTGTTGACGTTCGCTTGGAAGGTCAGAGCGGCCATGTTGGCGCTTACGTTGTCGTGTGCTACCACGTCGTTATAGAGCGCTTCCACCTCGGATTCGCCCCAGTAAAGCTCTGCCTGCCGTTCCAGATCGGGAAGCTCCCGGCCCACGAAACGCACAAGGCGGGAGTGATGGACACGGGCGGCAGTGTGCCCGGCGGCATCGTTGATGCTGTAATACTCCGGAACAAGCTCCCCGCCCTCAAAGGTCAGGCCTGCATCCGGGCTGATTCCCTGCCAGCGGTCGAGGATGTACAATCCCCGGAAGCTGCCGGGGAGAATCGCTTCGGCATCCAGCGGGCGGGAAAGGTCTTCCTGTCCGTCAACGAGAATGAGCCCGGCGGCACCGCCATACAGGCGGCCCCATTTCAGGCCAGTGCTCACACGGTCACGGAGCCGGGTGGAACGCTCCACAGTCTGGATTGCCTTTCCTTGCTCCGGTGTGGTGCTCTTGAGGTCGTACCATTCTCGCAGCATATCGTCCACGAGCAAGCCCACCACGTTCTGCACCACCCAGTTGCTGCGGTACAAGCTGTTCAGCAGGGCGTAGTTGTCCGTCATCCGGGTCAGCGGATATTCCGTTGCTTCCAGCGGACTTTGGGAGCCGTACCCCAGCGAGAACAGCGGGTTGGAAAATGCGTCCAGCGTGGCCGTATTCGGTTTCTCTGTGCCCCCGGCGGGGCGGTTTTTGTTACGTCTGGACACGTTCAAACCTCCAATCAGGCAGTGAGTTGATATAGTAGCGCAGGGCATCCGGGCCGTGGTCCTGCTGTTTGATGGGCTTTTCCACGCCCATGAGGGCGGCTTTATCGTCCCACCGGTATGTGCCGAGTTCATCCAGCAGCCCCTCGCAGTCGGTGGAGATCAGCAGATCGCGGTGGGAAAGGAGTGTGCTGCACTTGCGGATACCGTTCAGCACGTCGTTGTTTCCTTCTATCACATAAACGCCACGCCTGCGCAGAGCTGTGGCAAAGGACGCTGCCGCCGGGTCAACGATGGCGGCGCAGGGGTCTTTCCCCATAAACTCCATGAAATCATCGGCATACTCTTCATCTGTTTTCTGCCTGTGTTCCTGGCGGCTGTCCCACCGGTATTCCCGATGCACCCGGACTTTCTCGCCGTCATCGTACACATCGAGATAGACGGTCGGGTTGGTGGTTCCGTAGTCGCATGTAATGGTACGGGTGGAAAGGCTCTTGAATCCCACCGGTGCGTCCTGCGGGCGGTAGGTGTTTGCCGTGGTGTCCATCATATCGTAGATCAGGCCCTCGGCCATCACCCAGCGGCCCAGAATGTAGCGTTCATAGAACACGCCGCTGTACATGCTACGGTAGCGTTCCCGTGTGCGCTCATCCAGAGACGGGTTATCGTCCATCAAGAAGTGCAGATGCAGCGCCCGATGTTTTTTGGCCTGTAAGATCCACTCCTTGCGAAACCAATGCTCCGGGTTCTCCGGGTTGCAGTTGAACCAGAACTTGGCACCGGTGACAGAGCATCGGGCCAGCGCCTGCTCCACAAAGCTGCGGGGCATGAGCGCCACCTCATCCAGCAGCACCCCGGCCAGCGTGATGCCCTGAATGAGCATGTAAGAACTTTCGTCCTTGCCGCCGAACAGGTACACCATGTTTACCTTGCTGCCGCGCTGCACCGTGAGAACGTGGCCGCTGCGGTTGTAGGTGATCTGGAACTGCTGCTGCAAATACCGGACAGACAGAAGCGGCTGAACGATGTTGCGTTCCACCGCGCCCACGCTCTTGCCGCAAAAAGCGAAAGAGCAATGGTTAAATTCTGCCATCATCCAGAGAACGAAGGACAAAGACATGATGGAGGTCTTGCCGGAACGCACCGCACCGTCACAGATCAGGGCATCATAGTCGCTTTCATATGGAAAGGTCAGGATCTGTTTTTGCTTTGGGGAGAAGCTCATTTCTTAAACTCCTCCTTCAAGCTCTTGGTGATGGGGTCATCCTCAACGGTCTGGTGGAAAGAATCGCCCTTCTTGCGATCATCAATGACCGTCCACTTGTCAATCAGAGTGCCCAGAGCCGTGGTGATCTGCTGCAGGGTCGCCCCTTCCAGTTTCTCCGGGTCGGTCAGGACACCGAGATAAACGTCTATGATCTCCTGAACACGTTCTTTCTTACTGTCCATGTAGGAGAGCATATCCTGTGTGTTCTGCTCTTTTTTTATTGTGCACTTTTGTTCAGTGTCCGGTGAGGACGCAACGATTTTTCTAACAGTATTCGGCGAAACACCGTTTTGTTTTGCAACTGCACGGTAATTTTGACACTGCACATAGTCCGCAATGATCTTTTTCTTCTGCTTGTCTGTCAACCGCTGCGCACCCACCGCCACCACCTTCCTAAATCAAGACATAATAAAACCCCGCCCCGGTGCGGGGCAGGGTCAAAAACTAAATTTTACAGATACAGCAGCCGGAATGTTTCACGGCCTTTGGGAGTGATAAGCGTCTGCACGCCGCTCCACTGGGTCTTATCGTTTTTGGCTTCCTTGACCTCAAACAGACCATTGTTCTTGTCCTCACGGGGCATGAGCTTGCCCTTCTGGTCGCGGTAGATGAATTTCTTTTCCAGCAGCCAGTTTACAAAGGTCTTGGGCTTTACGCCCAGTTCCTTGGCCGTGTCACGGAAGCTGGTAAGCATATTGCGGTCTACCAGCTCATCGAAATACTCTGCCTTGGGGGCCATGATGTTGTTCTGCACGGTCAGCTCCGAGATGCGGGCTTCTCGGTCTGCAAGGGTCTTGTTTGCCACAAGCAGCGCCTTTGCCATCAGCTCCTGCGGGGTAAGCTGCTCCTGCCCGGCGATGTACCCGCCATTCTTGCGGATGGACGGCAGAACGGTCTCCGTCACCCAGTCGGTGAACTTCTCTGCGGTGGGGAGCTTGGAGCCGAACACCAACCGGTAGAGGTCGGATTCAGGGATGAAAATTGCATCCTGTGTTCTGCCGAGGGAATCCGTGATGGGGTAACGTTTCGTTAGGTCACCCTTGCAGTGGTCGTTGAGCGCCTTGCTCGGGTTGCTGTATCCAAGTGCCTTGGCGATGTCTGCGCCGCAAAACAAAACCGTACCGTCATTGTCCAGCGTGCGGACGGTGCCAAAATCGGGGTTGTTGAAAATCTGAATGTTGCTCATTTTACTTTCTCCTTTTTGCTAAAGGCCATGCCATCAGCATAAGCCTGATTCACAAGTCGGCAAATTTCATCGATGAGCCCCTTCAGACTATCATTGAGATCCGATTCTTCCATATGCGATGAACGAAGGAAGAATTCTTTGGTAACAGGATAGTTCATTGTAAAAACCTCACATTTCATCTTGACAAATCGCTTATAAAAAAATAAAATGGAGGTGCAAGGGGCTTCTTGACTGGTGGCTTTCTTGTGTCTTAGCGGTTCAGCGTTCCAGCGCTGGCCGCTTTTTTGTATGCGTCAAATCGTGCCAACTGCTCGGCTCTGGTGAGCTTTGCAAACTCCTTGCTAGTCACGGAGCATCACCTCCCGGTATTTGCTCCCTTGCACCTCTGACCTCCTTTCCATGCAAGTATTATATCACCAGATTCAAGTGATTTCTATTAGCATTTTCACTAACTTCAAGTGTCAAATCTTGTTGATTTTTCACTTGTTTTTAGTGATAATGCAATATATAATAGATGTAGAAAGAAAGGGGGATTAAGGATGCCTATCAAGTACAAAATCGAAATTTTGCCAGCGCTTAAAGCAATCGGTTACACTCAGACGCGGATTCGAGAAGAAAAGCTCATCGGGCAAGCTACCCTGTCACAGTTGAGAAAGGGCGAACTCGTCAGCTGGGCTACCATTGAAACACTCTGCCGACTGCTGGAATGTCAGCCCGGCGATATACTGGAATATATCCCGGACGACCCGAACAAGCCTGAAACCGATGAAGAAACGGACGCATTGCGTGCCGCACTTCTCAACCAGATTAAAGGTTTGTAATTCAAAGCCCTGCCGCTTGGCGGGGCTTTTTGCATAATATAAGCAGCAACGCCATTATCTGCTTTTACCGGACAGTAAGACGTTGCCGCTGCATCCGGAACTTTTGCGGCCAGATGCCCCGCTACTCTTTACATGCCGTCCCCCGGTCATGCAAAGTCTGGCATTCCCGGCAGGGTCCGAGCCTGCAGCCTTTGGTTTTGGAGACCAACGCTCTACCGATTGAGCTACGGGAATATAAAAAGCCGCCCTTGGAATCGAACCAGCCGTGCCTACACACACGCACCGCGCTCCACATTGCGCTCAGGCGGCCATATAGCAAATAAAAACAGCCCACGGTTTGCCGCCGGGGCTGCTTGAGTTGACGCACATCCTGCGGGGCATGCTGGCCCGCTCGGATTTCCGGTGCTGCTGTTCACGGGCGGAGGTTTCAGGGCGTGGGCAAGATTTCAGGAGTCCCACACCCACCCGCACACCGGTGGTGAATCACTCCATGCGTCAGACTTGCCGCGTTACAGACTTTGCGGCGTTCGGTGCGAGATTGCAGACTTGAACTGCGCCTAAACCTCCATGGTCGGTCTGGACACCATTTCTCGCATAGAAGCAGCCCGCAAAGCACGGTGTCAGAGCGAAAAGCGTTAAGCGGCATGAACGAAAGGAGAACTCGTACGGGGCCGCACTTTGGAAGCTGCTGAGAAGCGGCGCACCGCTTTGCGCGGTTCCGCTTGTAGTCATTTTACCACACTTCGATTCACATGTGTTTCACAACGATTCAAATAAAGCGTAGAAATCAAAGCGCTTTCAATGGTCGTTTTGTACATTCTCCCAGATTTCTGCCAAAGCATCAAACCCCTCGTGGATGTAGGTAGAGACCGAATTGTCTCTGGACAAGCCCACGTCCACCGCGATCTTCTTTTGGGGCTTCAGGTCGATATACCAGCCGCAGATGCACTTTGCTTGCTTTTCAGACCGAGCAGACCCGCTCAGGCAGTAGGCCCGCCGGGCAGCTTCGATGCGCAGTTCACAGAGATCAAGCTCCATCTGCTTGAGGTTCCGCTCTTCTGTGTCGATTCTCTCCACGGCAAAGCCCACCTTGTCACCGGCTCCACCGCCCATCGGCATCCCGCTCATGCTCTGGGTGCATTTTTCGGCAGTGTCCCGGATGCGCTGAATCTTCTGCTTCTGGGTCTCGACCTGCTCCGCAAGGTCTCTGCACTGCTGGAACCACGCTTTGACGGTGCGGTAATCTACACCGTCTCGCTTTTCATTTTCAGGTGCACATGTGAAGATCATCTTTTTTCTCCTTTACTCCCTCCAAAAATAGCAACACTCCGGGCGCTGCAACGCGGATACGGTACTCTGCCAAATCCGCCGGGGTGATGTACTTCCGGCCAAACACGTTCTTCATGTCTTCCCAGATCGGCCACGAAATGCGGTAGAACTCCCGGCCATTGAATGAACACAGAACAAACGCGATACCGCCCAGCCGTGATATCCGGCGCAAACAGGCGGCTTGCTCGGCTGATACGCGGTCGGACAACAAACGACCGGTGTCTGTGTGCTTCGCCTCGAAAACGACCGCTCTTCCGCCTGAGAGAACGCCTTTGTAGTCTGGCTGTGCCTGTTTGGTGTAGCAGGCGAGAAATCTGCCGGAGCGATCTGCACCACCGAGGGGCTTCATCGGCTCCGGGGTTTTCTCGATGTCTGCCCGCCCGATTGCGCGGTAGTAGTCGCAAGCGGAGCTGATGATGGCCTCAAAACCTGCGCCCTCTGCCCGGCTGCGAGCGCCCATGTAGCTGCGGCGGGCGCTGTCCGCTGTGTTACCCTTCATTGTCAGCCCTCCAATACTCCACGAAGTAGGTCAAGGTAGACTTTCCGCCGCGCTTCTCTTTGACCATGCGGACGGTGTAGCCGTTCATTGCGAGAATGACGGTCAGCGCCTTTCTGTCCTCTACCTTGTCACAGTCAATCTTGTAGTGCTCTGCCATTTCGTCCTCCTTACTCCTTCAGGCAGCTGGCAGGCTGCTGGAGCCACTTCAGCGCCTCTTCTTCCGTGGGTACATGGTCCTCGCACATCTGATTCACGACAATGGGGATAAGGCGCCTGGCCAGCTCCTCATCGTCCATGTCGCAAATGGCATCCGCAATGGTTTTTTGCCCCCGAATGATGAGGTCGCACCATTCAGGCCGAATGCTCAAAAGCACAGCTTTCATAGCTTTCCTCCAATCAAATCATCAATGCACATCTCAGTAAGGGCGGCGTCCAACTTGTTCATTTCTGTCGTTGCCATGTATCAGACCTCCTTGATGGGCTTCCAAACAGGGTATGCGCATGGATGCTTTGCAACGACGTTCCACAACCACTTATATGGATAACCTACGCAATCGGACTTTGTAATCGGCCCAGCAATCGCCATCACATAGCCGTTTTCATCTGCATCTTCTTTCTTAGGCGGTTGCTCGAATGTGCTTCTCCACAAGCCCTCAAACCCGATTTCGCTATAAGAGCAGGTTTCGAAATAATGCGTAGCCATCCCAAGTTCTTGCTCAATATCGCTAAGGATGCTCTTGTCGTCTTCGTCCGCTTCCGTTTCGAGAACAAGGTAAATCCGCTTTTTCATGTGCTCGCCTCCTGAAATAAGCTCATTTGTTCCGCTACCGGCACGATGTACTCCGTCCACGGCCTGCGCAGTGGATCCCTGCACCAGAGCATTTTCTCTTCGTTCTCTGTCATTCGTTTTGCAAGCGCGGACAGCCTCCGGGTTCTTTCTGGCGTACTGTAAGGACGTAGCGACCGCACAATGGGCACCGGCGTGGGCGATCAGAACGCGGCCGCAGCAGTCGCCGTCTTCTTCCTTCGGGGGCTCCTCTGCCGTGTAGCGCCAGCGCTGGGCGTCCGCCGCTGCCGTCGGGGTGTTTTCCACAACACAGACAAGCTGCTCCAACTCGTTCTCCATGTCTGGATTATACCAGCCGCCCAGGATTTCCGGGGCCAGGTCGCGGATTCTCTGGATCACGTCCTCCGCGTAGACCATGCGTTTTTTGCTCATTTTGTAATCTCCTCCGGCGGCATCGGCATCCAGCCCATCACGGGGCAGTCTATCTTGTTGTTGTAAACGTCGTCCGGGTTGAAGTGGCGGTATTCCCACC